AGCGAACCTACTATTTTACCACAATTCTATCAGTTTGTCCAGATAGTGTTTGGCTTTTTGTAAGTCTAACTTACCACCTTTCTCCTGAAAACGTGCCATATACTTGATAACATTCCCTAAAATAAATCCCTTGAATTGCTCTTCGGACATCCAACATTCCATAGCATCCCAAGGCTGTATCTCCTTGTTCGTGTAGTGAGCACCACCAAGCTGATAGTTCCTAGCTATCTCACTCAAGTCACTCATCGGACTTACCTGTGTAGATGCCTAGGTCATCCTTGAGTTGAAATGAGTAACCATAGGAACCCTCAAGACACTGAACGACATCTTCAAGTATTTCATTCCAAGTAACATCATAATCATACTTGTTGTCTATCGTGACAGTCTTACCGCAGTTACGGAACTCAAACGTCATGTATGCTTTGTCGTCTTCATCTTCAAACACACTATCAAATCTACGACTCATCTTCCAAGTCCTCCATAAAGTAATCTAGTTTAGATTCTATCTTATCGTTAAAACGATCTACCAGTTCCTCTGAGGTAATCTCAAGCACCTCAAGTACGCTGATCTCATCCTGTTGTTTTAAGCGGTCACACACGTCGATAAATGTTAGCATACTTCCGCTTCCTTAAGAAGTTCAGTAATGGTTTCGACAGTGTAGTACCGAAAGCCATTCTTGTTAGCCCATTCAGACATTGTGAATTTAGTCCCATCTTTGCGTCTCCTCGCTCTTGGCATTGGTGTGTCTGGGTGGTAAAACACAAACACTAACTCCTCAAATCAGGAACTTTAGGTTCATTGACTACCTCTGTTAAAAACCTTACACCAGTAGAATAAACAAATCCTCTTAAGGTGGGGTAACAGTGGAACTTGTAATTGCAATACGAGCATCCCGTAGCGAGCTTTTTGTTTCCAGATTTCCCATCGTCCACGGGCTCGTAGCAATAGTCCGGTGGTTCCGGTAGCTCGACTAGCTTTTTTACATGACGTACTCGCTCTGCAATATCATAACTAATCGCTGAGTGCACTGGAGCCTGTGTGTCAGTCTCGTCGTACTCAAGGTAGCACAGGTGACCATTCTGCTTGTCAATTGCAATCCATCCGTACTTAGTGTCTCCCTCAGAGTGTGCATAGGCTTTCAACTGTGCAACATAACCAAAGGGATCGTCATACGCAAGCGTAGCGTCCTTGAACTTCTTGAAGCCGTAGCTTGAGGTTGACTTAACGTCAATCAAACGGCCATCAACACGAGCGTCCATAGAGCCACGGACACCCTCGACCTCACAGGATTTCTGTTGGTCTTCTACCTTGTGCCCTGCCATACGAGTCAAGAACAAGATTAGTTCTTCTGTCATATGTCCGTACATGAACTTGATGTACGTATGTGGCTGAAGCTTTTCCTGAGTGTACTTGTTGGCAGAGTACCACAACTGACGGTCATCTTTACCAATCGCAGACAAGCGGAGCTTGCGTCCATCCCTCATACCCTGAGGCTTGAACTCTTTCTTCATGAGGTCTTTCATGGCCTCACCAAAGCGTTCAATCTCCGCATCAACGTCTACGTCTTTTGGAGTATTGCGGTTCTCCATGAGTGCGTAGATATCGTCTACGAGCGTATAGATTGTCTTATCCATCAGTCTTCATCCATCATACATTCATTAATTAGGTTATGGCCTAACAGGTTAGCCGCTGTATTACAACGCTTGGACTGCCAGTTATATCGGGCGTCTAAACGACGGACAAAGTCCATGATTTCTTGTACGTCCTCAGTGCCAATCGTGAGCTCTGATAAACGCTCCTCAAAGTCTTCTACTGTATAAATATGTCTAGCCATTCTACTCTCCTTAATATACCAATATTATAACACACTAGTGGGTCTCTGCCCAGTTATTTCCAACTTTATATTCACCGTCCAGTGGACACTTGAGGTCAAGGGCGACACCTGCCGCCTTGATGCATTCAACCATGAGCCAACCAACCTTGTCAGCTTGATCCTCAGGTGCCTCTATCTGGTACTCGTCATGGATTGACCCCAAGAGCTTGTACGTCAGATTCCACTTGGGAGCATAGTCAGTGAAGATCTGTAGTGCTTTCTTCATGACGACTGCCCCGGCAGACTGTAGCAGAGTGTTTAAGGCACTATGTTCACTTCTGATGTGTAGGCATCGTCCGTCCAGTCCTCTGAGGTGTCCTCGTTGCGAGGCAAGTGAGACTTTTTCTCTAAGCTCTGCAAGTGCGGGAGTATTGTCGAGAAACCGCTGTCTAAGTCTCGCTCCAGTCCTCTGACTGCCATCCACAATAGAGCCGATTTTAGCGTCTCCTGCTCCGTATAAGAATGCGTATATAAATGTCTTTGCCTGAGCTCGTGTAGACAATCCTGCATTTCGCTGATTTGTTGTATGAATGTCTCCGTTAATGATTTCATTTGTGTACTCCTTATCATCCATATAGTGTGCAAGCATACGTAACTCAAGTCCACTGGCATCAATACCAACTAACTGATGACCGTCAGGGACAACCCAACAGGCACGACACTCGTGACCATAGGGAGCACCGACAGCAGGCACTTGAGCCATGTTAGGCTTGCTGTGTGTCATTCGTCCAGTGACCGCACCGCAGGCGTTGACCTGTCCATGCACTCGACCGTCATCCTCGATTGCTTCAAGCCACGATTGGACTTGTGCGATCCGCTTCTGAACCATGAGATACTCCGCAATAAGCTGAGCCTCAGGAATATCAGTAACAGTCTCCAATGTCTTCTCGTCAACAATAGCTTGACCAGTCTCCGTAAACTTCTCAGGCTTCCATCCGAATAGCCTAAGATACCTCCCAATTTGCTGTCGTGAACCTAGGTTGAACTCAGGCCAGTCAATACGACTAAACGTGCCGTCTACCTGCGTCCACTTGTCGCCAAGGAACTTTAGACCGACCGTAGAAAGCGAGCCATCTTTCTTGTACTTAGGTACGATCTCTTTAACGAACGTAGGTAGCGGACGAAATTTTTCATGTACGGCTTCTTCAAGATCATTCTGTTTCTCCTGTAGTTGTGCAACTAAGTCTGTTGCTTTGCGTTCATCTAAGAGCCACCCGTTAGTGATCTGTGTTGCAATTGCAGTTTGTACCGAATGCTCAAGATCAACGCTACCATCTCCAAACGGAGCAAGTTTTTGCTTGAGTGTCTGATACAGACATTCAGTAACCCTAACATCCTGCTGACAGTACTCCACCATTTCTGGCGTAAGCGCACTCCAATCATGATAGTCTCCTTTGGGAAACTTGAGTCTCTCACCCCATGCGGCAAGTGAGTGACCACCTTCCAACTGTGGATTGTATAAACGTGACATCACCAACGTGTCGGTTATCTTGCAATTGATCGACACATCTAACAACCTCTCAACCACTGGAATATCGTAACGGATAATATTGTGTCCGATTACCTCTGTTACGCCCTCCATTAGACATTCCCATGCCTGTTTGTCTGGCATCTCAAGTGTAAACATCTTGTCATCTTTGATGCCGCAAATGCACCAGATGATAGATGGGTTAAGACCGTTTGTTTCAATGTCAAAAATTAACTGCACTAAAACTCCTCGACGCTGTTTGCCTCATGAACTTCTGGCTTCTCGCCTCGCTCAAGGCGACCAGTGAGTCCGTTATAGTACAACCACCCGGCTGATCCTGTGATGCCTGTGCGACGACACTTGACGACCTGCACTTGTGTGCTGTTCCGTGCATACTCGTCCTCTGCCATCTTGTCACGACTGAGTAGGATGGTGTTAAATGCGATCTGGTTAATGGAACCAGAGCCCTTCAAGTCGTACTCGTTGACATTGTGGGGGTTCGTCATGCTTGGCTTCCGCATATGGCTTTGCTCGTCACTGCGGCCTGCAGTGGGTCAATGATTACCACATCACACCCGTTGCCCTTGACCATCGCACGGAGCTTCAAGAACAACTCGTCGGCATCGACAGCACCACTGTGGTCGAGCAGGAGAATCCGCCCGTCGGTGATGATCTCTGACCGCAATTGGTCATAGTCGATGTTCGTCCGATCCTCAAGCGACAGGTTGTGCCCTGTGTGGATCGTCAAGAGGTTCTCAACAGCCTCACCGTTGGACGCCTCTAGGAACGCACAGCCAATCGTCTTATTGGTGTTCTTCCAGAAGTGATAGGCGATCTCGTTGACCATCGTAGTCTTACCGACAGACGTGAGTGCACCGATGACGGTGATCTCTCCTGCGGCAATGCCTCCGTTGAGCATTGAGTTCAGCATACCAAAGCTCTCAGGGAACGGAATGATCTCCTCAGTCCCACGCTT